TAATGTAGCAGCTGGAGCAGATATAACAGATGCCCTATCTCAGATTAGTAGTTATTGTACTACTCTTGAGAATGAAGCTTTAGCTAGTTGGCACTCTGTACCAGTAAATACCGATGTAGTGGTATCGGGCGTAAGTAATGTTACAAGTTGGAGTATACCTGCTGCTGCGCAAGGTGTTAATGGCGCTGTTAGGTATAAACATACTGTTGGTGCAACAGTGCTAACCGCACAGGAAGGGTGTACAGGCGGCGCCGATTTTGGCAACATTACAGCCCTTTTGGCTAACAGCTCCCTTAAGTCTAGCTTACTTTCTAGTGCCAGTAACAACCAGATATTCAACTACTGGACTTATGCGGAAATTATGGGTGTTGCATCCTATGCAGGGTTTTGTAGTTTTGCAGAAGCAGGAACCTCAGGTACCGGGATAACTAATGGAGGGTATACTAATATATATGATGCAGGTGCACAACCTTATGCCTCTTCTTTTCTAATGACAAGAGGCATATTGCAGACAGACCCACAGTCAATTTGCAACTCCAAATCAGTTAGTAGCAACTTGAATATACCTCATAACTATGTAAACGGTTCAAAAGATGTAATTTGGCACGGGCATGGAAAGGCTACACAGCAAAATACTTGGAGGTACTTGGCGCACGCCAACACGGTTAGCTTTAGCAATTTCATGATAATTAGTGCGAGACAAATTGAAAGTGGAGTAAGTGCCTCTAGCTTCACAGTTGAAGCCTATTATTAAAGGAGTTAAATATGTCTATAAGTGCATCAGCAGTATTATCGCTGCAAACTAGAATAAATAATGAAAGGTCTAGAAGAGGATTATCCTCAGCTGGATTTACTGGTGGAGTAACGTCTGGTAGTAATATAAGAGCGCCTCATATTAATGAGTTACGTTCTTATACTGAGACTTTAAACACTATGGGTTCAGTAAGCTTTGGATGGTCAGGTAATGTAGCAGCTGGAGCAGATATAACAGATGCCCTATCTCAGATTAGTAGTTATTGTACTACTCTTGAGAATGAAGCTTTAGCTAGTTGGAAAACTTTAACTCCTATCAGCTATACCGGAGGTAACTCTGCTACTAATGGAACGGAAGGTAGATTGGCGGGTTGGATGTTTCAAGTTCCTACAGCAGCTTTTGGAGCTAATAAAGTACGCCTTAGTTTTCCTCCAATCGTGTATGCAGATGGGTGTACAGGTAACCCTGCTTCTTTTGATTATGTAGCTGGAGCAGAGATGGACATCTCTAGTGTAACAACTTGTATTACCAATACAGCTTCCCCCACACTAGACCATCCGGGGTCTACATTTAGCGTGGCACACGCAACCGCTCCTGGAATAATCGAGTACCACTCCAACATAAAAGGTTTTAGAAAGGGTCAGATGAACCCCTCATTCCCTCCAGATGCTAGTATATGGTGTAGTGACGGCAAGTATATTAATGCTATTGGTATAACTGAAAGAATGAACGTGGAGTCCATGTATGCTAGGTTTGGCTACGCTACCCATTCGCTACTAAACCAAGGGGTCTATTTCTACAACGAGACAGGGGGGTTCGACTCCTCATGGAAGTATCTACTGATAGCGTTAGGAATAGTAGGCTCTGTAAATGCTCCCCTGTCTGAGATTCCAATAGGTCAAGTAATAACAGTTGAAGCCTATTATTAATGTGGAACTGTGAGGGTACAGAAGCTATTAATCCAGTATCAAAGATAATTATCAAACTGAATATGGGTTTAGGATTTGATGTTTTATCTTATGATAAAAATTTTCCTTTCATTAAAGCAGATGACACACTAGACACATACCTTGCTAAATACGATATTAACAAGTGGGAAATAAGTAAAGAATTAGAGCCGAGACTAGGAGATACAATAATCATTGCTTACAAGAATAGAACAACTGGTCTATTACTTGGTGAAGCTGGCGTAAATGCGGGAACGATTATTAATAACAAATTACAAGTACCTTTGATGCGAGGCGGAATGTCTTCATTACAAGGCTTAGTAACAATGGCTGAGATATTACAAGCAGGTTACTGTTTAGAGTATATAGTTAGAGCGAAAGGATTTGATAGTTTTAAAGCAATTGAATCATCAAGAGAATTAGTCAGGGCACTACGCCCCCAATAAAAATACCTTTAACTAGGTTAAACAGAATTAATATATAAGGAGATAAACAATGCCGCAAGGATTTCCAAATAACCCAGCTGTAAATGACACAGCTTTATTAAACGGGTCACAATACGAATGGGATGGAGTAGCATGGCGCAAAACCGCTGCTTCTACAGCTACAGCTGACTTAACAGACTATGCCACCATCGTATCTTTAGCAACAGAAACTACTCGCGCAACAGCAGCTGAGGGTGTAAATGCTACAGATATAGCTACTATAACGGCAGCAATGTCAACAGATACGGAGCGTTTAGCTGCCGTAACAGCTTTGACTACAGCATATGATGCAGCAGACACAACTTTAGAGGGTTTACTAACGACTGCAATTGCAGGTAAAGTATCTAAGTCTGGTGACACGATGACTGGTAATTTGGGTATTGGCACTTCGTCGCCAACTTCTGGTTATAAACTTCATATTAAGGGTGATTCAGGTTTACACGCTAAGATGATGGTTGAGTCAACAACCGCTACGGGTCAAGCAGAGTTATACTTAACTGCTAACTCAGGAGGCGGCTCTCTGATTAATCTTGGTGATGAAAGCTCTTCTACCATAGGGCGTATCGCTTATTATCATACTGATAATGCTATGAGATTTGAGACTAATAGCTCAGAACGTATGCGTATCACCTCAGTAGGCAACGTGGGTATCGGGACAACAAGTCCTTCTGAGAGACTTCATATCAACTCCGGAACGGGAAATATAGGTGTTAAGATTGAAAGTACTGATGCTACAGCAGTAATCGCTTTCAAGGACAACTCTACCAGTGATGTTATCACTATGGGAGCAGAGGGAGATACCGCCGTATTCCATATAAATAACGTACTAGTTATGCGTATCGACTCAGCGGGGAACCTAACTGTCAAGGGAGATATAACTGCATTTGGCGCGATATAAGGAGTAATTTATGGCAATGCAAAATTCGGGACCTATTAGGTTCTCAGAAATAAATGTCGAATTAGGTTTCTCTAGTACAGCTACATACTCAATGGGTAATAGTAATTCTAGAGGACTATGTGGTATAGCCTCTGGTGCTATGTCTATGAGTAGTTTTTATGGTAAGTCTAACGCTACAGAAGTAATTATTTCTTCTAATACAAATAACTTTGATATTGGTGCTGCTGTTATTGCAGCTGGCGGAGATAAAAATACTAATTGTAACTTAATTATTAATTCAGGTGTAACTGTAGGTTCTACATCTAGTGGAACTGCTGCTATGTTTACAGGCACAGGATGGGGTAGTGGAGTAACTATTGATATCGCTAATAATGGTTCTATAGTTGGCTCTTCTGGTAGTAGTACGGCTAGTCAGGGTGCAGGTGGTAATGGAGGCAAAGGATCTGATGCTAATGTCGGCAACTTCGGCAGCGGTAGTTCAGGAGCATCAGGCCCAGGTGCCTCTGCTACATCGGCTAATAATGGTGGTAGTGTATTTGAACACTCACAAAATGATTCCAATATGAACGTTACATTTAGTACAGCAGGAACAAGATCTCCAGGAGCAGGTGGTATTGCAACCGCATTAGGTTCAGGTGGTGGTGGTGGCGGCTCTAATGGTTCAGGTCCATTCGGCGGTGGTGGCGGTGGTGGCGGAGCAGGCTCACCTGGTGGCTCAGGTGGTGGCGGTGGTGCTGGGCCAAATCCGTTCTACGGTTTTGGAGGCCCAGGCTCAGGTGGTGGCGGTGGCTCTAGTACTTCTGGAGGAGGAGGCGGTAGCACAATGTTTGACCAAGGCGATGGTGGCGGAGGAGGCTTACCTGGTCAATCTGGTGCAGCTGGTGTCGGTGGTGGTTCTGGTGGTTCTGGTGGTTCAGCAGGTTCGCCATCTAGTGCATCAGGTTCAGCAGGCTCAGTACTATCAGGCAATACAGCTCAAATTAGTTAATTAAAGGAATATAATGAATTTACAAGCAAAAATGAAATCAGGGAGCAAATTCTCTGATGAGGATATACTAGAAGTAGTATTTAATTCAGATAATATACCTGTAGCAACAGTTGTTCATACTGTTAAGGTAGTATCAGGCCCAGCCGTAACACACGGTGGTGGTGGACTAGCAGGGGACTATTTACATTACAAATCGGTAGAAAGAGACGCCGATGCCAATGGTATTATTGATTACTCAGAAGTAGAGATGCGAGTAGTCCAAGAATCACAGGGTACTTCAGTTATTAAAGTTGTATGTGCTACAATAAGTCAAGCTGATGCAGATGATTTTAATACAGCTATATCTGAGTTCTCGGCTAGAGTAGAAGCTGCTGGTGTAACAGAAGAAACTCCAAATGGTACGGATGGTACATTTACGGAGGAAGCACCCACAGCCCCTGATTCAACCATACTAGAAACTGGTGAGATAACTTTAGAGTGGTCAGAAGATACCTTTGTCTAATAAGTAACATTTACAAAAGGCCTTCGAAAGAGGGTCTTTGATAAATATTATGTCAGATATAAACGCCTTAAAATTAACAATAGTTACTAATAATGCGAATATTAGTAGTTTACAAACTGACGTTGCTAATAAAGCAGAAGTAGACTTAAGTAATGTAGGGACTTTACCAATAAGTATAGCTGATCAGTTACGTGGTCCAGCAGGGTACGGATTTGATATTGAAACCGTATTTAATTCTTTAGTAGAATTATTGAATGGATCTGTTACTTCAGGTAGATTCGGTCTAGTCGCGGGCATATTGCCCGAAAGTGACTCAGACTATGGTAGACTTTATCTTAGGGTAGGTACTTCGTGGCAATATATTACTGATATGTCTGTGGCTGGTGCAGCTGGAGTAGTTGGGCCTCAAGGGCCTCAAGGGGTAGATGGTAGTACTGGGGCTCAAGGATCTATAGGAAATACAGGGGCTGCGGGAGAAAGTGGTGCAGTATTTTTCAACAATACAGCAGAAGAAGGTCATTATTACCAAAGTGTTGGAGTTATCTATATGAGAGCGAACGGTACTTGGCGACAGATTTACCCTGCTGTATACTCAGATTAAAATAATAATATGGCACAAATTCAAACTACAACTAGTACCCCAAGCGTAAGCTTTACTAAGTCAGATTTAGATAATTTATCTAATTCCTTTGACCAAGGAGATGTTGCAACTTTGTCAGTAATTAATACTCTTATTGGGTATATGGAACAACTTAATGCTCATACACATACTGTAACGGAACAGGAACTCCCTCTACTTCATCTAGTGTGAGTAGTAAGGCTACCGGAGACTTGATTGATGATTCTGAAATAGATCAACTAGTTGCAGCTATCAATGCCTTAGCCTCACACTATCACGTAATTAACGACCAATCATCATGAAAAAATTTATATTTATTAAAAATTCTTCTAATGTATATGACTCTCAACTAGGAGTTATAGATACATTATCGGAGAAATATGGCCACGAGGAAATAAAAACTTGGGCTAAAATAGACTACTCCCTTCCCGTAAGAATTATAGGTAATAGTGCAACTATAAATTCAACAGTATTAGATAGATCTTTTAATATTGATGAAACACTTATATTAGGTTCCTTAGGAAGCTATGACATGGTCATGGTAGCAGCACTAATTTCTAGTGAAGGCGCTATTTCTGAAGAGACGTTATTTGATAACTTTACACATTATGGTATACAGTCAGATGGGCAAGCAATAAATCTAGCTACAGGTGAAAAAGTTGCAATCTCTGGGCATACTTGGTATGTAGTCAGTACTACTTTTAAAGTAGATACTATATTCTATATGGTAATAAATAATAATATTGCTAATATTGTGGAAGTTAAACTAGATACTATGATGGAGGGTGTTGGAATACCTCATGAGTATGTCCCAGTATGTACTAAGTGTGGAACATTAAAGCATACTATATTTAAGCCAGTATTCTCTACAGGTAAAATGATTAATGGTAAAACATTATATGTTAATTCAGATACCCTTACAATAGAACTAACTACTGAAGAACCTATAGATATAACTGTAGAAGTAGATACTAATATGCAGTTTACTAAGACTGGTTTAACTTATACATTTAACATAGAAAGTACTCACAATTTTATTGAGTTTAGTATCCCTAACCCAGTATTTGAGTATTTTAGCAAAGAGGAAGAATTATCTTTCCAATATGAGGTAACTAAATATGGCTGATGAGAACACAACGAATAGTGGCGGAGACTCTATAGGAGTAACTAGAGATGAAGGAGACATAGTATCTAGCACTGAGATGAAACAAATTATTACAGCAATGAAAACTGTATTAGATCATACACATATTTTTTATGATGACTATAGTAGAAATTGTGATTGTAATTGTAACTGCACCAGGGGAACTTGGGGTTAATTAGGAGATAGAAGTGGCGAGAGAGATACAAGAAATTAGGGCGATTGGACCCTCAGAGAAATCTATAACTGTAGCAGAAGCGGTAAAGCTGGGGTTATTTAATAAACTAAATAAAATAAATATATTATTAACTAATAAGTGCAACTTACGTTGTAATTATTGTTATGAGCAACATAAAAAAGATTTTGGAACAGTAACAGTAGAGAAAGTTAAAAAGGTATTTGACTTCCTTAGATCTATTGGTAATACTGATGTACCAAAAGATATTCAGTTCTTCGGTGGAGAACCCATGTTAAGAAAGGATGTCATATTAGACTTCTTAAAAGAACATGAAGATGAGTTGCGTGAGCACTCAAGCGAAATTAAAGTTAATATGGTTACTAATGGTACTTTATTAACACAAGAATTTGTAGACGAATATGAAAGTTATGGCTTTACTCTTGTATGTTTTTCTCTAGACACTCTAGATGAAGATATGGACGAGAGAGGAGTTGATACAGAAGAATTATACGATACAATTGCAAATATGTTTTCAAAAGAATTCAAATTGCAAGGTAGACTAGGTATTCGATGTACTATGAATCCAAAAAATGTTTTAGATTTAGATGACTTTGTAGATAGGTTATATGCTGTAGATGTACGAAATATGATTGTACACCCACTTACTTATAGTGCTACAGATGGGCTGGTGGAATGGTCTAAGGAAGCATGGGAATCGGTATACGGCGCACTACGAAAGATTTATAAGAAGTATCCTGACTTTGATATTGAGTTTGCAGAGGGAGTAGGGCACAAAGGTGGCTCCAATTGCATGATAGCATCAGATATGATGGCATTAGATGGATCAGGAGAATATACAGGGTGCTACTTCTTTACTAATAATAAAGTAGAAGCAGCTAATACTGTATTAGGTAACATATTCGATGATAAAATCTATATTGACAACTATAAGTACTGGTTTAAAACTTATGAAGAGTCTTTTAACAACCCAGTATGCCAATCATGTAATATTCAAGGGCTATGTTATTCATGCCCAGCAGGTAATTTAACAGTATTTGGCGAACCTTACAGTAACTACAAGGCTTGTTCTCAAATTACACAATTTCACGTTGATTTACGTGCTTTCCAGAATGAGGCAGTATTTGAAGCCTTAGTAGAAAGAGTAGCAGGGGAACTAAATGGCGACACAATTTCCGCTAGACTACTACAATTAGCACATAAATGGACTACTAATCATGTGTGGAAATTAGAAGAAATTAGAAAAGGTGATGTACCTTCGTTCAATGAGGGATTATTAGTTTTAGAAGAGGCTGTGACAGGCAAGAGAACTAAATCTCCTGAATCTATACTACATATATACAATGAGTTAAGAAGGCATAAAGATGGTAGATGGCTACCACCTGAGTTAAGTGAAGTAACCCCCGGGTTCAAGGCTCAAGTAGTATATGTTGTCTCTGCTTTAGATATGATTATATTTAATAAGGTGTCTAGCGTCAATGAAAATAATACTGATATTGACTATAGTGACTATGTACACTAAATGGTCAGTGATTTAGTAATATATCCCGGTACACAATGTAATTTTAATTGTACATACTGTGATCGGGACTATATTAAAGAGGTACACGGATATCAGAAGCTAACAACTGAAGATTTACCCGATATCTTTAACCTTATAGAATCATTAGATTATGATTTTAAAATGCTCTCATTTCATGGTGGGGAGCCTTTTGTATTTACCAAACTTATTGATAAAATAATTACTTGGACAGAAGAAAATAAGCCATTCAAGCATTACTACTTCCAAACTAATGGCAGTTTGATACTTAACAACAAAGAATTTATAACAAAATGGAAAGATAAGATAATAATTAGTATATCTTATGACTTCAACAAGCAAGAAGATAATAGAACTGGATTTGATATGGAAGAATCCTTGGAGTTCTTAAAATCGATTGGTGTACCTGCTAAATTACAGTCAGTAGTACCAATGGATGGAAGTTTCTTTGATTCTGATACGATACATAAAATATTAAGATGGAAAGAAAGAAATCTTGTTTACAGACTTGGATTTGTTCCCTTAAAGTACATACGCTCTGTGGAAGAGTACAAGATTCTACTTGATGATATGTCAGAGGAATATATTACAGCTTTCTTTTTTAAGTTCATAAGATTTTTACAGACACTTGTACTATATAATATAGAATTTCATTTGGATGGGGTAGATGATTTCACAGAGGATTCATTTAAAGATTACTCAGATCCAGTAGAGTTAATTGTGTCTCCCGATGGATACATGTATTCCGAGTTTGACTTTCTTGATTACCGTCAAGAGCATTTAAGATTTGGAAAATGGAGAGACGGTGTAGAAATATATAAGGATGTTCCATTTAAAATGATGGATGAGTGTAAAGAATGTACCGCAAAGAATATATGTGGGCTAAAGTACGCTAGACAAGAATTTGACTTAGGGTTTAAGACTTTTAACTGCAGAACCTTTTTAACTTTGCAACAAATGACTTTTAAACATATAACTAAGCTAAGAGAGAGGAGTTTGTTAGAACATGTGGGAATTTAAAGAAAGATTTATGATGCACGATGCCTTGGTAAACATTGGCAACGAGTTAGCATTTACACTACTACATGAGTATAAGTGTAATGCTGGGTGCAAAGACTGTAGAATAGTAATTGACGGATGGCCTAAGAAGGCAGACCTCAATAAAATAAAAATACCTACAGACGACATATTCAATGTCGCTTCTTACTTTAATATGCTGTGTTCATATGATGACTTAACTTATATCAAGCAGGCTCCTCACTTGTTTGAATGGATGAAAGCACACGAGAAGAAATTCTACAATAGTAGTTTGACGGATCGTGCTATATGGCAACAATTTGATATACTAATGAATGAGATTGACTTTATAGGTATAGAAGACCTATCTTTGTTTGATCATTTTATAGTAAATCCTAAATTGGAAAGAACTCAATTCAAAGGAATGGAGATTCTAGACGTAATAAAGCTTCTTAGAGAAAAGTACACTATTAATCGTATTAAAATTATGATTACAGACGAGAATTTTGCTTGTGACCCTAAAGTTACAGAAGTATTTGAGTATACTCAAGAGCAAGGTATGGAGATGATGTTTATAGGTAATTTTCTAAGACCTGATGACAGTATATTCCATAGACTTATAGCCAAGAACTTTCAACATTTTAGTTTTTATGAACACGATCCATCTTTACACTACTTTATTAAAGAGGGTAGAATGTGGAAGACAAACGCTTGTGGACTTTATTTACAAAATGATAGAATAGATACAAACGGAGTAGGTACTGGATTTTATGATATAAAAGACTGGGACCCTGTAGAGTTTTTATCTGTACTAATGCAAAGTAAGAAAGATAATTATACTAAAGAAGCCAGAAGTAAGATACCTTATTTTGTAGATATATCAGAAAGTTTAATAGTAAATCACGATTTCAATTTTATACCGGGTATTTTACTAGCTCCGTATACTGTGTATGCTAAAAGGCTTATAGAGGAAGAAGGATTTGTAAGAACAGACTATGGATTACTTAAAAGAGACGGGAAGGTTGTAAAACCACTAATGGAATGGACAGATTTAGACTAAATACTGAGATTGACTTATACCAAGGTCAGGATGGTACACTATATAATGCTGATAATGAGCAGTTAACATTTATTCGTGCGTTAGATATTGGTACAACACCTAAGAGCTTTAAGAAGGTACTTAAGCCTAAGAAACTAAAAATTGTTTTAGGCAATAAATGTAATCTTTCTTGTTCTTATTGTTTACAAGATGCTTTAAGTGAGAGGGATACTTTTGGTAATCAAGTACATACTTTATTAAGCAAATTAGATTTATCTGTAGTTGAAAAAATAGAATTATGGGGTGGAGAGCCTCTAATGTACTGGCACTATATTAAACAAATTATAGATGAGGTAGATAGAGAAGATATTAATTGGTCAATTATTTCAAATGGTTCACTATTAAAAGAGAGACATTTGAAATATTTGGAACAAGTGAAGGGTAGTGTATCAATTACTATCAGTCATGACGGTCCCGGACAAGAAGAGCTACGCGGAGAGGACATACTTCCTACTAAGGGAGGGTTACTCAAAGAGTTAGCTACTTTTACAAAGATGAGTTTTAACTCAATAGTAACAAATCAAAATTATAATTTATTTGCTATTGAAGATTATTTAGGTTCATATGGATTTTATCATAACTATGAACTTGGAGAAGCCTATGATTACCACGGAATTAAATACGTGGTACAAGGAGAAAACTTACAAAAATATGATAAAATATTAAGAGCCTACTTAAAAGAATCTGAGAGACCTAATAGTTTTGGTCAAGATGTTGAGTCTCAAATACGGTTCTCTATGGATCCTTATAAAGTACCTACCTGGTCAAGGTGTGGTATAGATCAAGAGGAGCAACTGACAGTAGATTTGGAAGGTAATATAAAACCTTGCCAAAACGTAGGTAAAGAATATATTAGTGGCAGTATAGACGATATTGAAAATGTCAGTCTACAGAACGTCACTTTTGGGGGAACTAATAGGTGTAAAACTTGTGAAGTCCAAACACTATGTCAAGGAGGGTGTCCTTATAATACTCCAGACATTAATTTATTCAATGTTAATTGTAGTATCAACTATGTACATTATAAGGCTATACAAGATACTGCATACAAAACTCTATTCCAGGAGACATAAATGGCAACATTAAAAGGAACAAACTTTACAGGAAATATTGGAGAATCTGGTGGTAATTATACCGCTACATTCTATGCTTTCGCAGGAACTGCTTCAAGTGCAAAATATGCGGATTTAGCAGAAAAATATAAAGCTGATAAAGAGTATGAAGTAGGCACCGTAGTTATACTTGGTGGTACTGAAGAAATAACGGAGTCACGTTCTCCTAATGATTTTAGAGTAATGGGCGTAGTGTCAGATAGACCAGCCTATACTATGAACAGTGACTTAGAAGGAGGTACTATAGTAGCTCTAAGAGGAAGAATCAGGTGTAAAGTTATAGGAAAGGTAAGAAAAGGAGACCTATTGGTTACTTCTTCTATTGCTGGAGTAGCAGAAGCAGATTTAATGGCTAGCGCAACTACATTAGTTGGTAAAGCTATAGAAGAGTATGATGGAGACGAGGTAGGAACAATAGAAATTTTAGTATAGGTAGGTAAAAATTTTACTTGACTTTATTATACCTACGTGGTATAATATATATATTAAAAATTGTTCCAATGTCAGCCCCGCAGGGTTGATTCTTATTTAATTTAAGTGTTAGGAGATTATCAATGGCAAGAAGACCATTCATCGATGGTGCAGGTGCATCTACGACCCCAAATAAGCTAAAAAAGTATAAGTTATCTAAAGAAGGTGGCTTAGTAGAAGTTGTAGGGTTATCTACCCTCTCGAATACAGAAATAGGACTATCAGGTAATAAATCTGATGTAAGGAATATTGAAGATCTACAACGTAATGATACTGTTTTAGTACGAAATATCAAAGAAGTACAGGATTTATTAACAACCGAATCTGGTACCCGTAGTACATCTGATACTACACTTCAAAATAATATCGATGCAGAAGAAACTGCACGTATATCTGCAGTTAATACTGTATCTTCTAATTTAACGTCCGAAGAATCTTCACGTACTATCGCTGATAGTGGGTTAGATGCTCGTGTCTCTACTTTAGAAACTGCCCCTACTTATGCACCATTAGTTAGTTCTGCTACAGTACCTCTTAGTCCTAATGCAGGCGATCAGTGGTATAATACAGATACTAATGTTCTATATATTTATTTACATGATGGAGATTCATCACAGTGGATAGACATTAGTACGGATACATTGATGGCAGATTATGTTGCTTCATCAACCTATACTAGTGAGCAGACTGCTCAAGACACTTTAATTACTAATTTATTAGCTGCCGTAGATACTAAAGTTTCTAAGTCTGGTGATACTATGTCAGGTGATCTTATACCGGTTACAGATAATGTACACAGCTTAGGTAGTGCTACTAATAAGTGGAAAGATGTACATATTGGCCCAGGTTCTTTATATATTGGTGGACAAAAAGTTTTAGAGTCAGATGCTGATACTATTGTTATAACAGCAGATACTGACCAAAACGTATCTATAAGAACTAAAGGTACTGGTGACTTAGAAATTCAAACTACTACTGGGGCAATTCAACTAAAATCAGATATATTAGTTACTCCGGGTAAAGGATTTAATAGTTCTGATGGTTCAAACATACCTTTTCATTCAGGACTTGATCTTAAAGGCGAACAGGTACAAAATCTTGGTAGCCCAGTTAATGCTGGTGATGCTTCTACTAAGGGGCATGCAGACGGTTTGATGGCTGGTGAAGTAACGGCAAGAACTACAGCTATTGCAGCTGAGGCAAGCTCAAGAACTACAGCTATTGCTACTGAGGCAACTGCTAGAACTACAGCTATTGCTACTGAGGCAACTGCTAGAACTACAGCTATTGCTACTGAGGCAACTGCTAGAACTATAGCTATTGCTACTGAGGCAACTGCTAGAACTACAGCTATTGCTACTGAGGCAACTGCTAGAACTATAGCTATTGATGGCTTAGCAGCAACTACAGTAAGTAGCTATACAAATAATTTTTCTGGTAGTGACTTAGGTTCAGTAACTGAAAATGGTAGTGCTAATATCAATGCAGGTATGACTTGGTTTGATGGAACAGCATTTTCATGTTCAGGAACTCCAGGATTCGGACTAACGGTTAATTCCGCTGGTGTTGTGTCAGGAACAGTATCAGAAGGTACTAGTAGTTCAGCAAGTACATTTACGATAACTTGTACTCATGGTAGTACATCAGTTGATACTGAATATACTATTAATAGAGTAGCAGATAATGATATTCCAGTATGGTCAACATCAGCAGGAAGTATGGGCGCAGTAGATGCAGATTCTTTCCAAGTATCTGCTACAGACCAAGATAGTGGCTCTCTGACATATACAATTGTATCAGGAAGTTTACCTAGTTCCATGAGTTTAGGTAGTGCTACAGGTTTGGTTACGGGTACTAATCCTGGAGATGGAAATACTTATGAATTTACAGTAGCTGCATCAGACGGAAGTTCCACTATTAATAGAACCTTTAGTTTTACATCTAACTCTAAACCTAATGCAGGTGTTACTTCTGCTAATACTGGGGACTTCCAAACAGGTACTTCTTCTACTATAGTATTAACAGGGTCAGGTACTGATCCTCAAGGGGATAACCTTACGTATAGTTGGTCAGCTACTGGTCCAGGCACTTTAAGTGCTTCATCAGGTGCTACTGTTAACTTAACATTACCGTATACAGGTGGTGATACTATAGTAAGCGTAATTGCTAATGATGGTACTTTAAGCTCGGATACTGTTACTAGAACTTATAGATGGACAGATACTTCGTTCATAGAAGATTACCAGTTATGGGTAGAAAGCGGATATAATCAAGATAACATGGCATGGCAGAATAGAGGTAATGACTGTCACGGATCGCATGATATACCAAATCCTGGTTACTTTCATGAGTCGTACTTTAGATATTATATGAAAGATGGACAAGCTACGAATGTTATAGATATGCATTATAGACAATATGGTGCAGCTAGCGGTACATATGGTACTTGGCCGACTGACTATGTTAAACCACCGGGACATCAGATACATACTGTTAATCATGAAAGTACTTGTCCTACTACTAATGGTAGTTACCAATATGTGGCAAGTACAACGTGGATAGACACATCACATTACGAAACAGCACAACAAACTGTTTCACAAGGACATTGGAGAATAGTATGATAGTAAGACATTTTTGGTTAAGAACCGAGGGTTCTAAATTATTAGAAATAACTGGATTTAATCCGGAGGGGTACTTCCCCTCTAGTCAGACTTGGGTTGAGTGTCCGGAGGATCTTAATGATGTAATACAGAACGGGTTTAGACTTATAGAAGATTACTTTGAAGCTTCAAATGGAACTATCGTAGAGAGCTTTTCAGGTTCTGCAAACTATTTACGTATGGCTTCTGTTAGACATAAAAGAAATAATCTATTACAAGACAGTGATTGGACACAAACTCCAGAATTTACTGGTACTAATTCATCAGACTGGCTTGCATATAGACAAGAATTAAGAGATATACCACAGGCATATACTACCCCTAAAGAGGTAGTATGGCCTACTAAACCAGGGAGTGTATAATGCCACAAGGATTTCCAAATAGCCCATCAGTAAACGATACAGTTATACTACGTGGGATGACATACAAATTTAATGGAGTAGCTTGGGATAAAGTTGCCGGAGCTGTTTCAACTGAAATACCATTTGCAACTCAAGTAGACTTAGATTCTGCGGTTGCTGTTTCAAGTACGCAATCTAATGATATTGCTACGTTGAATACTAATGTAGCTGATATGAATACTGTTATGTCAACAGACACAGAACGATTAAATGCTGTAGCAGCTTTGACAACTGCATATGATGCAGCTGATGCTACTTTAAACAGTACTTTAACAACAGCAATTGGAACAAAAGCCAATGCTGATATGACTAATGTAGGTACCCTACCTTCTAGTGTAGTGACACAATTAAAAGGCGACACTGGAAATACAGGTTCTCAAGGGCCTATAGGAAATACAGGTTCTCAAGGAGCTACTGGAAGTACAGGTTCTCAAGGGCCTATAGGAAATACGGGGAGTACGGGAGCTCAAGGAGCTGCAGGAAGTAACGGAGCTACAGGACCGGGCACTTTCTCTTTATCTGGAACAACCTTAACAATAACTTCTTAACATGGCTAAGATACATATTAGTGGCGGAGATCACGTTAATGGAGACGGATCCATACGGAATGTAACCCATAATGGCTCTACTGTAGAAACTATAGTAGTAGACGGCGTTACTGTATGGAATAAGCCCGTAGATGGAGTTTTTTCTGGCTGGTCAGGCTGGAACCGCACTAGAAACTGTGGTGGTACAAATCATGGAGGTTACGACTGCTCAGGCTCTACTTCAGAGTCTCAGGGTTGTAATACTCAAAGTTGTGCTCTATATGTAACAGCGTCAGGGGGGTCTATTTCAACATCAGGTGACTATAGAACACACACCTTTACAGGCTCAGGCTCATTTAATATTTCTGTAGCAGGCAATGCAGCAGGTTCTAATTCTATTGAATACCTTGTTGTCGGTGGTGGTGGTTACAGACAGCCTGGCAGATATGATGCAACAGGAGCAGGTGGAGGTGGAGCAGCTACTTCAGGAACAACAACTAATTTCTCTGCTACATCTTATAATATTACAGTGGGTGGTACAGGTTCAAACTCTTCTGCTTTGGGAATAACAGGCAATAAAGGAAATAATGGCATCGGCAGAGATTCTGGAGGATCTTCCGGTAATGGCAATAGCGGTGGCGCTGCCTATGGTGGTGGTGGAGGCTGTGGCGGGGGCGGTGGTAATAGTTCTACTATGGGCGGTTGTTATGGTTACCCCACAACTAGAGGTGGTAATGGAGGATCAGGTTGTTCTACTATTTTAGGTACTAAAGGCGGCGGAGGCGGCGGAGGCGGACACAAATGTGGCGCAGGTGGTTCAGGTGGTTCAGGCGGCGGTGGTAATGGTTGTGCTACAGGATGGAAAGGCGGCTGTGGACCAGGCTCAGGCGCTGTTAACTCAGGTGGTGGTGGCGGTGGCTCTAACGGTTCCTCAACTACTTACAATGGTGGTTCAGGCGTTGTGGCTCTTAGATATAAATATCAATAGGATTAAATATGGCACATTTTGCAGAATTAGATAAAAATAACATAGTAATCCAAGTAATTGTGGTTAATAATAAAGATATTAATGAAAGCGCTGAAGAAGAAACAGGGATTAAGTTTTGTAAAGACTTATTCGGAAGTGATACTATTTGGAAGCAGACCTCTTATAGTACTACATTTAGATCCAGGTTTGCAGCTATAGGTGGTACGTATGACCCTATAGCAGATGAATTTGTAGATGCAGAGCCCAATCCTTCTTGGAATTTAGATGAGAGTAACGAATGGCAACCGCCTACTCCTAAACCTGAAGATGGCCATTATTATGATTGGGATGAGAGTAATCTTAGTTGGTTTATAATAAGGGAACGAGAAGCTGCTATTCTTGTCGCAGTTGATGGAGAGATAGTAAATTCGTAGTATAAAAGGGGATTAAATATGGATGCTAAGTTAAGTATTGTTTCAAACACTTGGATTAAACAGATGGAGTTTAATGGTAAGGAGGATGTTATGCTTGGACATAAGCATAAATTTGACCACCAAACTCTTTTATCTGTTGGAAAGTTTGAAGTTCGTATAGAGCATAAAGACAAAGATGAAGCAGACCCGGATACTTGGAATTTAGAAGATATTGTGACCGAGTATGAAGCTCCTATTATTATTTACATAAAAAAAGGTAGAAGACACTCTATTAAGTGTTTATCAGACTATGGATTAGGATATTGTATTCATCCTATTAGAGACGGGGATGCAGTAGAAGATATTGTTGATCCTGAGTCTATGCCTTTAATAAGCAACCATAATCCAAGGTCATTGCTCGAAGAAGGGGAGGATGAGGTTGAGTAAGGAGGTTAGATTTGACTCTTACCCACATTTTATCTCAGAGGATGAAAGGCTACTTTTAGTTGATTGGATTAATAGCGGTATAAAAGAAAGTGTACTTACTAATGGCAAGCATAGGAGATTAGATAAGAATTTAAAGGAGACTGGAGAATTAATAGATGTAACAACAAGGGTTACAACAAGGACTAATGAGAGCGTTATCTCTTTTCCACAGGTTGCTTTTGATATTCAAAAAAGGATAATAAATAACTTCTCTTTTACAAAAGGCTGTTTTATTGAAACATTTACTAACTTAAGCAATAATGGTATGATAGCGATTGCTACACACAAAGATGGTAATTCATATAAACATATAGACCCAAAAACGGGTAGTCTTCATGCTATTAGATTTAATGTGTTAGTACAAAAGTCTGAAGAAGGCGGGGACCTCTTTATAGAAGGTGTTAGACGAGATATTAAAGAGCGTGAACTTCACGTTTACATGGCAACTAAACACTTACACTGGGTTACAAAGGTTAAAGGTAACAAGTCAAGGTATATGTGGTCATTTGGTTTTCACGTTCCTAAAAAAGATTGGTTTGATTACACTATAAAGAAAATATAATGAATGAAGAAATAATCTATTATGCATATCGTAATTCAGCCGACCAAGAACACGGTTTAATATATGGAAGAGAGCCATCTTCCGCAAACAAAGATTTTATAGCATCTTTAGATGTATCAGAGAGGGTTAGATTTTTACGTTGTCCTGCTTATCAAGACTCTGTTAGAAATCTATACAACGTGTCAAGTCAGTTTGATATGGATTTAGAGGTTAGGAATGATTCGATAGGTTCGGATGTCTTAGAACAACAATTCTTTGATAACTATTTGACTGATCATTCGCCGGAAGATAGGCTATATGGACTTCGTCAAAATATAATATTTATTGCTGATAGTGACTCTTTGGAGATAACACAGAAACACCCCTCTTTAGTTGACACCTCTTGGTGTAGAGACGTTATGGTTATTCATGCTAAAATAGATATAGGAAAATATTTTAGAATGTTAGAGTGTCCTTTTAAAATAAGAAAAGGCGTAAATAAGATTTCTTTACAAGAGGGAGAGCCCTTATACTCAATAGAAGTACATACTGAAAATAAAGTAAAATTTGTTCCTTTTTATTGGTCATCGGATTTTGAGCATTTAGTTCTAAATATGAGGTTTTTAGGGGAATCAACACATAAATGGAAACCACTAAAATTTTATTATGATGTTATTAAAAAGAAAAATATTAAGAAACTTATAATGAGAGAGATTACGAAAAATATTATGGTTTAGAGATAGACGAAAAAGGTATGCCAATAGAAGCATATCAGTGGAACGAAGAATTAATTAATTGGGTATTATTACCCGAACAAGGAGAGTAAACAATGCCTGAACAAGGATTCCCCAATAACCCGGCTGTAAATGATACAACCATTCTTAATGGAATGACATATAAATTCAATGGGTCAGCTTGGGATAAAGTTGCTGGAGCTGTTTCAACAGAAATTCCATTTGCAACTCAAGTAGACTTAGATGCTGCTGTTGC